TTGCACACCCTTGTGACCAGTCTCTGTCCCAACCGGGATTATCTTCTCTCCACTTCGTGTACTCTTTCATGGTCATGTTGAGTACTTTTGTTTCTTTACTTTCTAAATTAATAACAGGGTAAGTTGGCATAAACCTCAAGTCCTAGTGTAAATATTTATGAAATCCATTCCATTGCTTCCGCAACGGCAGGGAACTGTTCACAGAAGATCTTCTTAGCACTCAGAGCAATATCCATGTGCTCCTTCTGTGTGCCATTTGCAGAACGCAAATCGATATAATGAATCCATGAACGAACTGATCCCGTCATGTAGATTTTGGTGGGAGTTGCCAAAGGCAGCACAAAACGAGCACACTCCTTTGCAATATCAGCATCAAGCATTTCTTTATAGAGTTTCATTCCCTCTTCAAAGTGCTTCTGCATTTTGATCTGGAACTCTTGACGGACAAACGGGTCAATATCATCAATAGAATTCTGACGATTCTTGGTGTCTTGACGGCGTAGTTCAGGTAGAGGGATCTCCTCCGCGAGTAGGGAAGAATCAGCATAGCGTTGTGAAAATTCTTGATATGTGAAGCTCCTATGACGCAGCACTTGAGCCGCTATACCCCTGGTAGTATTCAACTCCAGAGTCATGTATGCCTGTTCAAAGATACTCCAGTGCTGATGCTTCACACAATACTTCAGCAGACCAGAGAACTTTTCGTTTTCCTGGTTGTTTGGATTGCTCACACGGGCACAGTAAGCCATGTGTTTCTCAGCATCAGGTGTGACACTGATAAGTTTAGTCAGGGTATCCGTCATCGTCATTAAATACTTCGTCGTAATCTGATACAGGGAAAGGAATGGGATCATCAAAGTTCTCCCGTTTGTCAGTATAAGCAGCAGGATCAGAATATACTTCTGACTCAAGAGCATCAACCAACAGTTTTAGATTCCTTACTATAAGTTTAAGTCTGTCTCTTTCCATAAAAAAATGGGAGGTCACCCTCCCATTCTAACACTATTCAGTTAGTTACGCAATCACTTGACGTAAGTGCGTCCACGATAGCAGAAGGTGCCGTGAGTTTCCTCACCTGCCTC